TTATCAGTTCAGAGGTACTCAAGGTTCTGTCGCCGGTGGAAACCCAACTCCCACAACTCAATACTTTGGTAGTACTAATGGTTATTATGCAGATTTCTATCGTCATAGAGACCGCGATAATACTAGCTATTACGTTGAACCTGCAGCAACATCTGTAATGACTACAGTTGACGCTTACAGTTCATTCCGTGCACGTAACGGGGCAGCGATGTATTTCTACAGTGCAACAAATGAGAACCTACGCGGTTATATTCGAGCAACTGATACTAATGATAGTCATTTTGAATTTGCTACATCTAACGGAGAAGATATGATTTTCCGTGACAATGGGTTTGGTGGCGATTGGAACCAAATTATTCGCGGCAATGGCGATGTTTTAGTTCAACGTTACCATGATGCTCAAAGACACCGTGATCGCAACGATACAAACTATTATGCAGACCCTGCGAGCACATCGGTATTTAATGCTCTTACAGTTGGTTCTGTAACTGCTTCTGGTAATATTAGCGCAGCAAACTTTAAAGTTCTAACTGGTCAAAGTTATACAGTTTCAGATCCTACATCAGGCGGTAACAACGCAACAGGTAGAGCATCAAAAGTTGCATCTGGTCTAGCAATTTACACTGGTTATAATTCAGGCTCTGATAGACCACATACATACGATATCACTGCTCAGTTTATGACACCAGGTCGTGGCTTTGAGATTTCGGCTGACTGGGTAAGTGCTACAGGTACTCCGCTTAAAGTTAGATCTTTAAGAGACTGTTGTCAAGGTTGGTCGCCTTGGGTTGACATTGCTACATCAACTCGTAGATTTGTTAACACCGTTGGTATTGATGCTGATGAATTCCGTGATCGTAACGATACAAACTATTATGGCAACTTTGCTGGCACATCAGTAATGAATACACTTGACCTCCGTGGTGAAGTGTACCTTGATGGCTGGTTCCGTAACGATACAAGTGGCCGTGGTTTATACAACACTTCAACGGCAATGCATTGGTATTCTGATGCTAACAATCGTTGGAGATTGTATTCTACGCAATCAACTGCTCAGATTATGTTTACCACAAATGGTAATGATATTCGTGGTTATATTGAAGCTAATGATAGTAACGATATCGGATTTAAAGATAACGCTGGCAACTGGGCGTTAAGAACGCGCGGTGCGGGCACTGAAGTATATGGTAACATATATGCTGATAGATACTATGATAGAAATGATGACAACTATTACGCAGATCCGGGATCTACTTCTCAATTTGCGAAAATTAAAACTGATGGCTTGATGTCTCGTGCCACTGGAAGACATATGCCTTTTGTAAATCGTGGTGAATATAGATCTCAATCTAATAGCGTCACTGGTCAAATTCAAATTAAGTTGCCAACTACTGCCGCTGGTGGTAGCTCAATGATCCATTTCACTGTACATGTTTATGAATATAATTATGGTAGAATGAGTACATTTAGAATTGGTGGATACGCATATTCACAGAGAAGATGGACTAATACTTCTGCTATGCAGTTTACAGAAGATGACGATGGTCGATATACTGTTGGCTTCCACCGAGGCACAGATCGTCATTATGTTACTATTGGTAGCACTAGTGATACTTGGGTATATCCACAAATTGTAATTTCTGATGTTCATATCGGTTATTCTGGCGCTAGAGATGCCTGGATGGAAGGCTGGGAAGTCACTATTTCTAATGATACTTCTGATTACACCGCTTGGGTAAACCGTACAGCATCGTTTGCGTTGATGTCAAATAACTATAATTTGTGGCCTACAGAAATGTGGGCGACTCGTTTCCGAGATACAGACAGTACTTCTTATTATACTGAGCCTGCTGGTATTTCATATATGAGTGAAATTTATTTGGATGCTTTGCTGCGGCATCGTGGTGATACAAATTCATATTGGTATTTTAGGACTGCTGATGATGTTCAAGCGGTAGCGGGCGGCCGCCAAATGTTCAGGATGGACGAAGGTACTGACCCAGATAGATTAAGGTTTACTACTGATTTTAACTGGGTCGACTCTGATAGTAACTGGAATATGGACGGCAACGTATTCGTTAACGGCCAAATTGACGCAGTTACATATGTATCAGCTCAAAACTTCAGAGATGCAGCAGATAGCAACTTTAGAGCAGATCCGGCTGGAACATCCAGAATGAATACTATCCAAGCCGACGATATTCAATCTTCTGGAGACATAACTGCTTATGTAAGTTATTCTGATATTCGCTTTAAAGAAAATGTTAAAATTATTGAAAATCCTATTGAAAAAGTTCAAAAACTTGATGGTATTACATATAACTATGTAAACAAAGAAGGTGAATATACTGGTGTGATTGCTCAGCAAGTTGAAGAAGTTCTTCCAGGTGTTGTGTACGAAACAACAGACATGAAAACTCAAACAGAACGCAAAGCTGTTAGATATGGAAACATGGTCGGTCTATTAATTGAGGCTACTAAAGAACAACAAAAAATTATAGATAACCAACAAAAAGAGATTGACAATCTCAAAGAAATGGTTAAAATATTAATGAACAAGTTAGATAAATAAACTGTAACTAATAAACGGAGAAAAAATATGGCATGGGCAAGTTTAACTTATAAGATTACTGGTCTTAAACTTAAAGATGTTATCAATGATGATGGCGAAACTCTTAATGACGCCGTCTTTCAAACATATTGGACTTTAACTGGTGTGGATGAAAATGGTAACGAAGCTGAATTCAGAGGAGCGTTACCTTTATCTGCGGAGCACGTCCCAGCATCAGCATTCACAGCTTTTGCTGATGTAACAGAAGCACAAGTTATCGGATGGATTGAAAATTTTTATGATGAAAATCAAGATTTCTATAACAACATGATTGGTGAACTTCAGAAACAAATTGATAGAATGTCTGAAACAGAACTTTCATCAACCCAACTTCCTTGGTTTACACCTGACGAAATCGTTGAAGCCAACACAGCACCAGAAGAAGGCTAATTAAATGGATTATACATGGACCGTATCAAGAATTGGTAGAAAAGACGTTACTAATGCAAATGGTGATGTCTTAACAGACGCTATTGTTATGGTAAAGTGGAAAAAAACTGGCACAGACGCCGATGGCAACGTTGGTGTTTATTTAGGAACTTCAACATTGGATCCAGTAAACACTTCAATTGGAGATTTTATATCGCTTGATAGCGTAACTACTGATAACTTATTAAGCTGGGTGCAAAGTGGTATTAGTGAAAGCTTTATGGAAAAAATTGATGCCGTGATAGCTGATCAAATTGTAAAAGATGAATTAGCTATTTCTGATTGGAATGGCTAAATAAATAATACTATATAATTTTATACTATGGAGGTGCAATGCACGATTTGCATATAGGTGGATTGGCCGCTTATGCTCTTAAAAGAGGCGGTTCAATACACCCAATTACTTTACCAAAAGAAGTACTCGGCAACGAAACAGGTATTATGAATCCTTCCATCTTTATGGATGATGGAAAGATTATGATGAATATTCGTCACGTAAACTATATCCTTTATCACAGTGAAGCTAATAAGTTCCCACACAAGTGGGGTCCTTTAGTGTATTTGCATCCACAAAATGATGTAACATTAAGAACGCATAATGTCGTGTGTGAACTTGACGACAATCTCAATTTAAAATCCGCAGGTCGAGTTAATATGGTTTTAGATACAAAACCTACTTGGAACTTTATTGGTCTTGAGGACGCGCGATTATTTAGATGGGATGACAAACTTTATCTTTGTGGTGTTCGTAGAGATTGTTATGATGACAAAGGCAAAGGTCGCATGGAGCTTTGCAATATTGAATTTATTGATGGAGAATGGAAAGAAATTTCTCGCCATCCAATTCCAGCACCAAACGGCGACACGAGCTATTGCGAAAAGAATTGGATGCCAGTTCTTGATATGCCATACCATTTTGTAAAATGGACAAACCCAACTCAGCTTGTTAAATATGATATTGAATCGGGTGAGTGCGTTGATGTTGTAAATGATCCAAAAAATGTACAACCATTCCACAAAGACCAACGCGGTGGATCCCAAGTATTTAAAATCAATGACAAGCAAAGAATGGCATTTGTTCACGAAACAAATCTATTAAGAGATACGTTTGGTAGAAAAGACGGATATTACGCTCACCGAGTAGTTGTATGGGATGAAAATTGGAATATTGTTCATAGATCAAAAGAGTTTACCTTTCTAGGAACTTGGTACGAACACGCCAAAAGCCAGCAGCATGGTATCGAGTTTGCTGTTGGAGCAACAGTACACAATGGTAATATTCTTATTTCATTTGGCTTATCTGATAATGCTTGTTTTGTTTTGAAAATGCCTTGGAATATTTTCTTAGATTTTTTAAATGGGTGATGTATGCTGACTAGACTTTTAAATGATGTGGTTTTAGATAATAGAAATCCTCAAAAACTATTTGACTTAGCCAAAGAATATGATAAATTAGAACAAGGTGCTGCTGCATTCACGTTTTATATGAGGGCCGCAGAGTTTAATGCTGGAGAAACATTTGAAGAAAAGTGGATCCAATATAAAAGCTTAATTCGCATGGCTTTAATCCACGAAAGAGAAAGAAACAGAGACGTTTCTGTTGATAGTCTTTTAAAATCTGCTATTAGTGTTTTACCTGATAGACCCGAAGGCTATTATGTACTTTCCAAATTATGCTCAGAACATGATAATTGGAGAGATGCTCATCTTTATTCTAAAATTGGCCTTCAATGTTTGGGTGATTATCAAAGAATAGATAATGATATTGACTATCCAGGAGCTTATGGTTTAAAATACATTTATGCAATATCATATTGGAAAGATACTGGTACCGACTTTGCTAAAAATATTTTATTTGATTTTAAATATAAAACAAGACATGATAAAGCTCATGAAGATAAAATTGACCAATGGATAAGTCAGGCAGGGTATCCTCACAGCGTTCCATATACTAAAAAAGATTTTGAGCATTATAAGTTTCCATTCCTTGGACTTGAAGATATTGAAAAAAATCATTCAAGACATTACCAAGATTTATTTGTTTTGTCAATACTAAATGGTAAAAGAAATGGTAAGTTTGTCGAGCTTGGTTCTGGAGATCCATATAAGTTTAATAATACAGCTTTATTAGAAGATAAATTTGGTTGGTCAGGTATATCTATTGATAATGACGAAAAGCATGCCAGTGAGTTTACTCGCAAAAGAAAATCAACTATGATTTTAGCTGATGCCGGCGAGATTGATTATAGTTTTTTGTTTAAATCAAATTGTGTTGAAAATTATGTAGACTTTTTAAGATTTAACTCAGAAACAACTTCCCTTAAAGCATTAGAAAAAATGCCATTGAACAAATATGAATTTGGTATTATTCAATTCCAACATAACGCGTGCTGGTGGGGTGATGAATTTAGAAATAAATCTAGAGAGATATTAGAAAAAGCAGGTTATTTTTTGATGGGTAATGATATCGCTACAAGTGAAGTCACCAATTATGAAGATTGGTGGGTACATCCTGAGATAGCAAAAAATAAAAGAGAAATGATTTCTGATAAAACTAAATTTAATTTCGCATTAGAATATATGATGAAGGAGCATAGAACATGAAAGTTGTAATTGTTACTGGTGGATTTGATCCTTTACACTCAGGCCACATAGCTTATTTCAAAGCAGCACGAGAACTTGGAGATCATTTAGTAGTAGGATTAAATAGCGACGATTGGTTAACCCGTAAAAAAGGTCGGCCATTTATGCCCATTGAAGAAAGAATGGCAATTGTAAGTGAACTTGAATGTGTTGATGAGGTAATTGGTTTTAATGACAGCGACAACTCCGCGTGCGCTGCCATAGCTCAAGTGATGGCTACAAAAGGTTCTCAAACTAAAATTATTTTTGCTAATGGTGGCGATCGTACTAAAGATAATATTCCAGAGATGATATATGATGACGTTGAATTTGTATTTGGTGTAGGCGGCGAAGATAAGAAGAATAGTTCAAGTTGGATCTTATCTAAATGGGATAAACCTGAAACTGAAAGGCTATGGGGAAAATACCGAGACCTAGATCAAAATGGCCATTGGAAAGTAAAAGAATTAACCATTGAACCGGGAAGATCGTTGAGTGACCAAAGACATTTTTATAGGTCAGAACACTGGCATGTAGTCGATGGAGATCTTAAAATGGATTTACAGTTTTCAAATGGTTATTCAAATTCAAAAGTTTATAGATCAGGTGAAAGCATTGATATTCCTAAAAAGGCTTGGCATAAAGCGACAAACGTTGGAAATTATCCTTGTAAGATTATTGAAGTCTGGATGGGTGGAGTCTTATCAGAAGAGGACATCGAAAGAAGAGATTAAAGCTGCAGTGCCGAGTTGTATAAATAACTAAAAACAAATAGTCTTAGGGATAATCATATGGCAGCGCCTAATACAAGAAAAACCTTTAAAGAATACATTCTCAGAAAACTCGGCGAACCAGTAATTCAAGTTAATGTATCAGACGAACAAGTAGAAGATCGTATTGACGAGGCAATCTCTTTTTGGAGAGATTACCACTATAACGGTAGCCAACTTGTCTATTTAAAACATGAGCTAACAGCTGATGATGTAACCAATAAGTATATCAGCTTACCAGAAAGATTGCTAGGTATTCAAGGCGTGTTTCCATTTAACACGTCTTTATCCTCAGGCAGTGGTATGTTTAATGTTACTTACCAATTTGTTTTAAATAACCTTTCCGACCTCACAAGTTATAACGTACAAAACTATTATATGACTATGCAGCATATTGAGTTTATGCAAGAAATTCTTGTGGGTAAAGCTTTAATTCGTTACAATAAACACGTTAATAGATTATACTTGGATGTTGATACCGCGAGTTTAAAAGAAGGTAACTACGTTATTATCGAAGCTTATGACATTCTTGACCCGGCAGAGTATAGTGATGTATGGAATGACCGTTGGTTACAAAATTATGCAACCGCTTTGGTAAAAGAAAACTGGGGTTCAAATCTTACAAAATTCACTAACATGCAGTTGGTCGGTGGTGTATCATTTAATGGTGAAACAATTTTGCAGGAAGCCAGAGAAGAGAGATTAAGATTAGAAGAGGACGCGATCAATAACCTTCAGCCTCTCACTTATAACTTTATTGGATAAGATATGGCTACAAATAAGTTCTTCAGAAATTATGATAACATATATGAGCAAAACTTAATTGACGATCTTGTGATTGAGTCAATTCAAATTTATGGCATTGACATTATCTATATTACAAGATCGACTCAAAACATAGACAACATTCTCAATGAAGATGATTTGTCTACTTTTGACGAGACATGGGATTTTGAAGTATATGTTAAAAGCATTGATGGGTTTGAAGGCGAAGGCGACTTCTTATCTCGCTTTGGTTTAGAAATTAGAGACCAAGCAACATTTACTGTAGCTCATAGAACGTTTGAAAGATTTGTTACTCGTCATGTTAAAACAAGAAACAGACCTTACGAAGGCGATCTTATTTACTTCCCGCTCAATGAAAAAATGTTTAAGATTACTCACGTTGAGCATGAGAGTGTATTCTATCAAACAGGCGCTTTGCAGGTTTATGATCTTAAAACAGAGTTGTTTGAATATTCTGGAGAACGTTTCCTTACAGGTCGTGATAATATTGACAACTTGTTTAAGGATGAAAATCCAGTAACACCAACAACACTAGCCGCGGTTGCTAATACAGATCCTATAGCTAGAAACGTTTACTTTGAAACTGAAGGTGATAGTATTATTGATTTCTCAGAGATTGATCCATTTAGCGAAACAATTGACATATCGGATAGATAAAGATGGCTATAGCAAATTATTTTTATAACGAAACAACAAGAAAATATGTCGCTTTATTTGGAACTCTGTTTAACCAAATAACAATTCAAAGACATGATAATGCTGGTACTCAAGTACAAACTCAGATTGTTCCACT